AAACAGTTATACGTCTGACAAGACAGCATTTGTTTACGAACTTATAAGTTTTATATTTACAGTTGGTGCAAGTATGACACTGGCTGTAACTGCTAAAGACCCAAACATGTTAATTGTTTACCCAGGGTTTTTTGTAGGAAGTGTTACACAGGCCTATGCAAGTTATCGTAGAGGCGCGGCCTGGGTATTTTTGCTTACATCATATTTTGCATGTATAAACGTGTTTGGATTTGGTGTAGCGTCTGGATGGTGGTAATGATTTATTATGTTGACATTGACGGTACAATTTGTAACCTAAATATCAAAGAAGGTAAAAATCATTATGAATTTGCTAGTCCTTATATTGAACGTATTGATCATTTTAATAAATTGTTTGATGAAGGACATGAAATTCACTACTGGACAGCAAGAGGCATGAGCAACGGCAACATAGAAGAAAAAATGAAACTAACAAAGTACCAATTAGAATTGTGGGGCGTAAAGTACACCAGTGTAAACTTTAAAAAACCTCACTATGATATTTGGATTGATGATAAGGCACAAAACGTAGAGGCATATTTTAATGGAATCAACAACACTTAAACCATATCAATGGTTAGCATGGCTTGGCACTGGCATATTGCTAGTAGCCGCAACAATGGCCGCTTTTAATTTATATCCATACTATTCATACGCATTTACACTAGCAAACGGAATTTGGGTATTAGTTGGCGTCCTTTGGAAAGAAAAATCATTGATTGTTTTGAATGCAGGCCTTACAATAATTTATATAGTAGGCTTGATCAGTGATAACTATTATTGATGAAGGTATAGTCGGCCAAAAGCGACACAATTGGTATTGTCAGCCGAAAGTGACAAACAGGAGAACAAATGAGTTACGTAGACGCTCTATGGGATAGAGACAAAGACATTATTAAAGTCGTCGAGCGAAGCAAAGCAGGCGAACGAGAATATAAAGAATTTCCAGCAAGATATCAGTTTTACTATAAAGATCCTCGCGGTAAACAACGTTCAACTACCGGTGAAAGTGTTACCCGTGTAGTTTGTAAGAGTTGGAAAGATTATCTTAAAGAACAAAAAATTAACAAGCACAAAGGTTTGTATGAAGCAGATGTCAATCCTATATATAGATTGCTTGAAGAAAACTATCTTGGACAAGACGCTCCAAATCTAAACATTGCATTTTTTGATATTGAGGTTGACTTCGATCCCGAACGTGGTTATAGTTCACCTGAAGATCCATTTACAGCCATTACAGCAATTACAGTTCATTTGCAGTGGCTAGACAGTCTAGTAACACTAGCACTTCCGCCTAAAACGCTGACAATGGAACAAGCAAAAGAAGAAGTCAAAGACTTTCCAAACACATACTTGTTTAACAGTGAAGCAGAAATGCTTGATACATTCTTAGACTTGATTAAAGATGCAGATATTTTAAGTGGTTGGAACAGTGAAGGTTATGATATTCCATACACTGTTAACAGGATTACAAGAATATTATCTAAAGAAGATACAAGACGTTTTTGTTTGTGGGATCAATATCCTAAGAAAAGAACATATGAGAAGTTCGGAAGAGAGCAGGAAACCTATGACCTAATAGGCAGACAGCATTTAGATAGTCTTGAATTATATCGTAAATATACATATGAAGAAAGGCACACTTACAGACTTGATGCCATTGGTGAAATGGAAGTCGGCGAAAAGAAGACTGTGTACGAAGGTACGCTCGATCAACTTTATAACAATGACTTCCGAACGTTCATTGAATACAACAGACAAGACGTTGCACTACTGGACAAGTTGGACAAAAAATTAAAGTTTATTGACTTAGCCAATGAACTTGCACACGCAAATACAGTTTTGCTACCCACCACAATGGGTGCTGTGGCTGTTACAGAACAAGCAATTATTAATGAAGCACACAGACGTGGTTTTGTAGTTCCTAACAGAGTACACAGAGAGCCTGGTTCTGAACCAGCGGCAGGTGCTTATGTTGCATATCCTAAAAAAGGTTTGCATGACTGGATTGGATCAATGGACTTGAATTCACTGTATCCTTCCGTGATTAGATCTTTAAACATGGATCCTGCAACAATCGTAGGACAACTTAAACAAGAATATACAGATGAATATGTACGCAATGAAATGACATTACGTAAAAAGTCATTTGCGGCGGCTTGGGAAAACCACTTTGGTAGTTTGGAATATGACTTTGTGATGGAACAACGCAAAGACAAGCAGATTACTATTGAGTGGGAAAATGGCGAAGAAGATATTATGAGTGCCGCTGAGGTTTATAGGCTTGTATTTGAAAGTAACATGCCTTGGATGCTAACAGCAAATGGCACTATCATGACTACAGAACATGAAGGTGTGATTCCAGGTTTGCTAGAACGTTGGTACGCTGAACGTAAAGAAATGCAGGCTAAAAAGAAACAAGCACAAGATGCCGGCAACAAAATTGAAGAAGCGTTCTGGGATAAAAGACAACTTGTTAAAAAGATTAACCTAAATAGTTTGTATGGTGCTATTCTTAACCCTGGTTGTAGATTCTTTGATAAGCGTATTGGTCAAAGTACAACGCTTACAGGACGTAGCATTGTTAAGCATATGAGTGCTAAAGTAAATGAAATTATCACTGGCGAGTATGATCATGTAGGTAAAGCAATTATATATGGTGATACAGACTCTTGTTATTTTTCTGCATACACTAGTTTACGTGCAGAAATAGACAAAGGAGAAATTCCTTGGAATAAGGACAGTGTTACTCAACTGTATGATCAAATTTGTGATGAAGCAAACGAAAGTTTCCCTAAGTTTATGAGTGACGCTTTCCATTGTCCAAAGTCGAGAAGCACAGGTGTTATTGCCGCAGGTAGAGAAGTTGTAGGTGAAAAAGGATTGTTTATCACTAAGAAAAGATATGCAATTCTAATTTATGATCTTGAAGGTTTTAGAACAGATACAGAAGGCAAGCCAGGTAAAGTAAAAGCAATGGGCCTCGATCTTAAACGTTCTGATACTCCTGTGTTTATGCAGGACTTCCTTAGCGAAGTACTGTTAAGTGTACTGACAGGCGCAACTGAAGAACAAGTGCTTGAAATGATCACAGACTTTAGAACAGAGTTTAGGGGACGTCCTGGCTGGGAAAAAGGCTCACCAAAACGTGCAAACAATATTACAGATTATCAGGCAAAAGAAAAGAAACAAGGTAAAACTAACATGCCTGGTCATGTTAGAGCAAGTATTAACTGGAACACACTAAAGCAAATGAATGGCGACAACTATTCAATGCAGGTAGTAGATGGTATGAAGGTTATTGTTTGCAAACTTAAACAGAATCCAATGGGGTATACATCGGTTGCATATCCCACAGACGAACTAAGACTTCCAAGTTGGTTCCAAGAACTTCCATTTGCAGATGATGAAATGGAAAGCACAATTATTGATAATAAAATTGGAAACCTGCTAGGTGTACTAGATTGGGATATTAAATCAACCGAACAGAAGAATACATTCAATAATTTATTTGACTTTGAATGATTTTCTAAATATAATAGTATATAGAACGGAGAAAAACTATGAAAGACATTTTACAAGACATTGTGGCACATACACATGCACTTGGCTTTTTGAATATTGTAAAGGTCAACGGTGATGATGCACAAACAGGAATTGATAGTATGGCTGAAGATCGCTCAGTGATTTTGCAGGCAACTACACAAAATCCTCAAATTGAGATGAAGGGTACTTTTGGTATGCCTAACCTAAATAAGTTAGACATTCACTTGAAGTGTCCTGAATACAAGGATGGTGCAACAATTGATGTTGTACAAGCAGACAGAAATGGTCAGACTATTCCTGTAGGCATTCACTTTGAAAACGCGGCAGGTGATTTTAAAAATGACTATCGTTTTATGAATGCAGAAATTATTAATGAAAAACTTAAGACTGTAAAGTTTAAAGGTGCTAACTGGGACGTTGAAGTAAATCCTACACTAGGTAATATTCAAAGGTTTAAATTACAGGCAACTGCAAACAGTGAAGAAACTGTGTTTACTGTAATTACAGATGGTACTGATCTTAAGTTTAAATTTGGTGATGCAAGTACACACGCAGGTGAATTTATTTTTGCTACAGGCATTACAGGTTCACTGAAAAATGAATGGGCATGGCCGGTTGCACAGACTATGGCAATTCTTAGCCTAGCAGGTGATAAGGTAATGCGTATTTCAGATCAAGGTGCTATGCAGATTGAAGTAAACAGCGGACTTGCAAAGTATGAATATATTTTGCCAGCACAAAGCAAATAGAAAGGTTATATGAGTAAACCTGGAGTTATAGAAAGACTAGGACAGTGGCACAGCAAAGTTTTTTCATATGTGAGTGAAAAAGCAAAAACTAGTAAAATATGGGCTGTAGCATTATCTGCACTAGTTGTATATGAGTTGATCGAGCATTTGGTGTTTCCATGGCTTGTTCCTCTACTAGCATACATGGCATTTGGAAAATAATATGAACACAAACTTAACAGCAGAACAAAAGGACTATGCAATTTTTCTTCCAGCGATCAGTGGCTTTTATGCTACTTTCATTGGAAAACAACGCAGAGAAGAATATGTTGAAAAGAGTCGTATTCCTTTTCCTAACAACGAAATGGAGTCACTGAATTGGTTTAATACCAAAGACGGTATCTTTAACTATCACTGGAGTCTTTATTCAGCAGGACACGCAGAACTTGATGTAACCAAAGACGCACCTAAAGAATTAATGATCCGTGAACGTGATAGAGAAAATAGTTGGCTGTTAGGTGACTCAGGCGGCTTCCAGATTGGTAAAGGTGTTTGGGAAGGTGACTGGAAAGATCCTAACTGTCCTAAGGCACAAAAGAAACGTGAACAGGTTCTTGCGTGGATGGATGCTTACATGGACTATGGTATGATCCTTGATATTCCTGCATGGGTTTCGAGATCAGAAGCAGGACAAAAAGCAACAGGTATTACAAAATATCAAGATGCTGTTAATGCTACAAGAATTAACAACGACTACTTTATGAAACACAGAACAGGCGCTTGTAAGTTTCTAAATGTATTACAAGGCGAAAATCATGCTGACGCAGAAGATTGGTATCAGCAAATGAAAGATTACTGTGATCCTAAGAAATATCCAGACACACACTTTAATGGGTGGTCAATGGGTGGACAGAATATGTGTGATGTTCACTTGGTGTTGAAAAGACTTGTTGCATTACGCTTTGATGGATTGCTTGAGAAAGGTGTTCACGACTTTATGCACTTCTTAGGCACTAGTAAACTAGAGTGGGCAACATTACTCACTGATGTGCAGAGAGCAGTTCGCAAATATCACAACGAAAACTTTACAATTACATTTGACTGTGCAAGTCCGTTCCTTGCTACAGCAAATGGTCAAATTTACTGTGAACTTGAAACTGGCGATAGAACTAAGTGGGTGTACAGAATGGTGCCTGGTATAGACGACAAGGCACTGGCAACAGATACAACACAGTTTGGTCAAGCATTTGTAAGAGAAGGTAAACACACAAGTTTCCTAGATTCGCCAATTACACAAAACTTAACAGCAAAAGATATTTGTATCTATGCACCCGGCGACCTAAATAAGATCGGTAAAGAAGGTAAAACATCTTGGGATAGTTTTTCATATGCTATTCAAATGGGACATAATGTATGGAGTCATATTAATGCAGTACAAGAAGCAAACAGACAGTACGACAAAGGAATCATTCCGGCAATGCTTGTGGAAGAGTCCTTTGACAGATTATTTTTCCGTGATGTTGTGGAAGCAATATTTGCAACTGACAACAGAGACACAGCGAACCAAGTAGTAGAAGAATATTCAAGATTCTGGATGTCAATTATTGGCACTAGAGGAGCAACTGGTAAGAAAACTGTAAATGCAAGTACGCAGTACGCAAACTTGTTCGAGGAGGTATAATGGGTCATAAAAAGAATAAAGATAAAAAAGTACTCAAACTAACTAAAGAACATATCTACTACAGCAACAAAGTAGATGAAATCGAAAAAGAAAGATCATCACAAAGAGATTTTTCACACAAAGCATTGCTAGTAAAATTGAAAAAAATTAAATTAGCAATTAAAGATGAACTTAATAAACTTATAGGCTAAAAATGGAAAGACAATATAGTAAAGGCACATTAGATGACGTAGTATACTTCACAGGTTATGAAGTAGAAAAAACACCTGCATATGACATGGATACATTGTTTGTAGTAGGTTGTCGTCCGTTAGAAGAGGTATTAGAAAAGGCAAAAGAAAAACATGTGGATCATGTTTATCTAGGAGCCAACCACAGTTTTGTTCCTAAAGAAGAATGGGAAGGACTTGTTCATGGATTGCTAGATAAAAAACTTACAGTAACATTAGACTATGATGTAAAATATCATGAGTGGGTTTTGGAAATGGGTTTTAACGAAAAACAAAACTTTATCAGCATGATTTCAGTCAAAATGCCATACATTAATCAATTAAATTATAACGCATGTATAAAGATCGACGATGCTGATTTTGATCACAGCAACGCAGGAGTTTGGATTCAACCTGTGCATGAGTTACAAGATAGAAATAAATTTACACCGTGGAGCAAATATGCGGACGATTCTCCACTTGACAACGAGTAGAAAGTATAGTATATTATGAGTATAACTGATACAATGATGAAAGAAGCAATGCAAAAAGAAACACATGAAAAAATTATGCGTACTGCAAAACGTATGATTTGGGTTACATTTAAAAAAGAAGGAATCCATAAGTATCCTGCGGCTTTGGATGATCCTAAATTAGCGACAGGCGATTGGGATGATGTATCATTTTTGGGTTATCCACATAGACACATTTTCCATTTTAAGGTTGGTATCACTGTTACTCACAACGACAGAGATATCGAGTTCATTCAATTTAAACGTTGGATGGAAAAACTCTACAGTGAAAAAACACTAGAGTTAGATTATAAGAGTTGTGAAATGATGGCTGATGATTTATATGAAAAGATCAGTGAGAAGTTCCCGGGCAGAGAAGTACATATCGACATCAGTGAAGATGGAGAGAATGGTGCCCATATCGAATATGCAAAATATTAAAGGAGATTCAAAAGTGTCGTATTTTGCTGAGCATCCTGAGATTGTTAAGATTTTTAATGATCTTGAGAATTTTAAGGACTATTGCCGTTTCAATGCAATGCGTTGGGATGAGGCTAATCTTTATAATAAAGATAGCAAGGAATGGCAGGCTTATGAGCGAAGACGTTCGCAAGGTAAGCGTAATTTACAAAGGAAGTATCGCAAAAAATGAAAATTTGGTTAGTTGATTTAGAAAGTGTTGAAACTCGTTATACTAGCGAGTGGAAAGTGCATGTGCCTAAGATACTTGCAAAGCAGGCATTCTTTGGTAATGAAGAAATTACTGTAGAAGTTGTAGAAGGAAGTGAAGACATTCCCGATGCTACTACTCCTGGTGCTTTCTTAAACTTCGGTGGCACTAACATTTATAAATCAACACAGATTGAAAAGATTGCGAGAGCCTTTACTAAAGGCAAAATTAGATCAGGGGATCATATACTGTTCACAGACGCTTGGCATCCTGGCATTGTAAATGTAAAATACATGAGCGAATTGCTTGGTATTAATGTTACAACACACGGTTTATGGCATGCGGGCAGTTATGATCCTGCTGATTTCTTAGGCAGACTAGTTGGCAACAAGCCTTGGGTAAGACACGCAGAGAAAAGTTTCTTTGAATGTTTTGATCACAACTACTTTGCAAGTGATTTTCACATAGACATGTTTTTACAGAACTTGTTAGAAAAAGATCCAAGAGATGGACGCATGAATTACATGCAAAACAATAAAATTGTAAGAACAGGCTGGCCTATGGAATACACTGAAAGAGGACTAGAGCCATTTAAAGGTATGAAGAAAAGAAACTTAATTCTGTTTCCTCATAGGGTTGCTCCAGAGAAACAACCTGATATCTTTAGAGACTTAAAAGAAGAATTACAAAGTGATTATGAGTTTGTTGTTTGTCAGGATACTAGACTTACAAAAATCGAATATCACAACTTGCTAGGCGAAGCAAAGATGATCTTTAGTGCAAATCTACAAGAGACACTAGGTATTAGTGCTTATGAAGGTGCGTTACTAGGAGCGTTTCCGCTTATGCCTGATAGACTAAGTTATACAGAAATGTATGACGACTATTTTAAATATCCTAGTGATTGGACTAAGGACTTTGATAGTTACAAACAACACAAAGATAAAATTATTGAAAAGATTCATTGGGTAATGAATGACTTCAAAAAACACGAAGTACAGATCAGTAAACTTTCAACTTTCTTAAAAGATGAATATTTTAGTTGTAATAAACTGCAACGTGTACTAGATAGTTATAACCAGACATCCACGTCTTAAACTCGGAGAGAAAAAAATGAAGCATAAAGAAATACAACAACGATTAGAAAGTAACAATGTACGTTACTGGGCAGGAGATAACATTTCTGAATACATCTTTAAAGGTGAAAAAGATATTCTTATCGACGAAGCAACTACAGCATTTGAAGGTGTGCTAGATGCATTAATTATTGATCGTCAAAACGATCCTAATTCACACGGCACAGCAAGACGTCTTGCTAAAATGTATTTTAATGAGATTATGGCAGGACGTTATGATCCTATGCCTACTGCAACTGCTTTTCCAAATGATGGCGAAGATGCATACACAGGTATGCTAGTAGTACGTAGTGAACTAAAAAGTATGTGTTCGCATCACCATCAGCCAGTATCAGGTGTAGCATACATTGGTGTTATTCCTAATGGCAAAGTTATTGGACTTTCTAAATATACACGTATAGCACAATGGTGTGCAAGACGTGGTACATTACAAGAAGAATTATGTAATGATATTGCACGTGAAATTGAATCTGCAACAGGAGCAAAACACTTAGGTGTTTATATTCAAGCAACACACGGATGTTGTGAGAATAGAGGCATTGGTGCTCATAGTTCACTTACACAAACTACTGTTTTGAAAGGTAGTTTCAAAGACGATCCAGGCACTAAGAAAGAGTTTATGGATAATGTAAAATTACAACAAGAGTTTGCTCCGAGGTAATAATGAGTGATGAAGATAACAACTACACTATAACAATAGGTGATGAAACCTATACAACCTGCGGTCAAATTTCAAGTGCAAACACTGGTACGGTGACCATCGATACAAATTACAGTGGTCCTAGCACATTAACCTATGATGCAAGTAGTATTAGTCCTACATTTACTGTAGGTGTTACAGATACTGGTACTGACTGGGATTTTGGTAGTCTAGATGATTTCTCGCACGTCAGTATAGATACTAACTTAGTTAAAAGTAATCCTACATGTGAAAAACTATGGGATCAGTTTATATATGTGTATGAAATGATTAAGGCTGATCGCGACAACGAAAAAGGAGACGATGATGACCTTCCTTTCTAAGTTTATGGAAAAAATTGGAAGACGTAGGGTAATTACAGATCGTACAGGTAGTATTCCATACCTTATCCGTTACTACCTATTTTTAAAAGAACGTAAAAAATTTCCGTTCAATATTACATTGCATAAGGTACTTGTAAGTGACGAGCCAACACTTCATGATCATCCTTGGAACTATGCCACACTGATTTTAAAAGGCGGCTATTGGGAACATGTTCCTGTGTTTAATCAAACTACAGGCGGTGTTGTAGGCAGTACTAAAGTATGGCGTGGACCTGGACATTTTAGATATAGAACTGCTGACGATCTACATTGGTTAGAACTTCCTAAAGATGATCAAGGTAACGAAATTCCAAGTTGGAGTTTGTTCTTTATGGGTTCTAAGAAAAAAGAATGGGGATTTTTACCATACAACGATAGCAATGATATGTTTGAACGTGGCTACAAATGGGTACACAATGAAGAATACTTGGAGGCAAGAAATGATAAAGTTTGAAACAGTAGATGATAGAACTTGGGTACATCAATTATTACAACAACAAGTTTTAACTGTAGACTTTACAAAGAAGAATGGTGAAAGACGTTTAATGTCTTGTACACTTAAAGAAGGATTAATTCCTAAAGAAATGTTGCCTAAGAGTGACAAAGAACAAAAGAAAAACTTACTGGAAGAAAAAGTTTGTGCTGTGTATGATATCAACGCCAAAGGTTGGAGATCATTTACATGGGATAATGTTAAAGAAATTCACTATGGTGAGGTAAACAATGATTAAAAAGAAGTTTTACACTTGGCAAGATGTAGAAAACATGTGCGTAAGCATTGTTAATCAGATGTACAAAGACAAATGGCGTCCGGATTATATAGTAGGTATTACACGAGGCGGTAATGTACCTGCTACAATTATTTCCAATATGACAGGCATCCGTTGTGAAGCACTTAAGGTTGCACTACGTGATGATACAAGTCATTTAGAAACTAATGCTTGGATGAGCGAAGACGCTTACGGTTACGAAGAAGTTAGAGATCGCGATGACTTGTATAAGACAAGCACCCACAATGCTGATAACAAAAAGAACATCCTTGTAGTAGATGATATTAACGATACAGGTGCAACATTCAACTGGATCAAGCAAGACTGGGAATCAAGTTGTATGCCTGGTGACCAAGATGTTTGGAAGAATGTTTGGGGTAATAATGTACGTTTTGCAGTATTAACGGATAATTTAAGTAGTAAATTTGAACATTGTGTCAACTACTGTTGCGACACAGTAAACAAAGCAGAAGAGGATGTATGGTTAGTATATCCATGGGAGAATGTAGGACAATATGGCTAAAAAAGCACAAACAGAACAAAGACAGCCACAGAATATAGAAGCAAACGGTGTATATTTGTTAATGGACAATATTACACAAGCATCTTGCAAGGAAGCAATTAAATGGATTATGAATCACAATCTAAGTGAAAATCCATTACCTCAGTTGACACTGATTATTAATTCACCTGGCGGAGATGTACACTCAGCATTTGCACTTATTGATGTAATGAAATCTAGTAGCATACCAATTAAAACTGTTGGACTAGGACTAATTGCAAGTTGTGGATTTTTGTTATTCATTGCAGGTGAAAAAGGTAAACGTATTTTAACACCTAACACTAGCATACTATCACATCAATACAGTTGGGGTAGCAGAGGTAAAGAACATGAACTATATGCTCGTGTAAGAGAGTTTGAACTATCTACACAGCGTATGATTGATCATTATAAAAAATGCTTAGGCATGACAGAAGCAAAAATTAAAGAAGTATTACTACCGCCACAAGACGTTTGGTTAAGTGCGGCAGAAGCAAAGAAACTTAAAATCTGCGATAAGATCGAGGAACTATACTAATGTTAGATGAACTAATGGTACAGCAACAAGTAGACAATGTATGGCAACACATGGTTGGTGTAATCTGTTTAAACCAAGTTGATCGCAGGCAAACTAAACCTGTGCTTACTGAACTGTTTAAAAGATATCCAACTGCACATAGTCTGTTGCGTGGTTGCACTATTCCAATGTTGGAAGAAATGCTACAACCATTAGGCATGCAAAAAGTAAGAGCAAAACGCATCTACAAAATGAGCATTGAAATAGAGAACTGGGACGGTGATGATGCTACACAACTATACGGCATAGGTAAGTATGGCAGTGATAGTTATAGAATCTTTTATAAAAATGAGATTCCAGGAGATGTTCAGGATAAAGAACTCAAAAGGTATATTATAGAGGAATTAAAATATGGACACGATAGCATGGTTGTTAATAGCAATCACCATCATTAATAGCGACGGGTACGTACAAAATTTATCACCTATTGTAAGCGAACACGATACAATGGAAGAATGTTTTGATGCGAGAGATGATTATTTGTATAATTTAGGTAGTACTGACGGATTTCCGCCAGTTAACACACAAGCAGTATGCGTAAGGACGGACATGGAGAACTTATATGAATATTAAAGATACGCCATGGAAAGATGTTGTTGTAGATACAAGAGATTACACTGTATTTAGAGACGGTTTTCCTGTTACCGAAGGACACATTCTTTTTGTACCAAAAGAAGAAACGTGGGAAAAATTAGAAAAGTGTTACAAAGCCGCATACGCATGGGGTTATGACTGGGTACAAAAAGGTTATTGTGATGCTTACAATCTAGGACAGAACATTGGCACAGAAGCAGGACAAACTGTGATGTATCCTCATGTGCATTTAATTCCAAGACGTAAAGGTGATATGGAAGATCCTAAAGGTGGTGTAAGAGGTGTTATTCCTGAAAAACAAAAGTACACTGCTAATGATGTAAAACAACCAGACTTATTTTTAGAAGGAGATTGTGTGTAATGTCTGAAGGTGTAGATAAAATTGAACTTGGTAAATCTTACGAAGTAAGTGCTTACCATAAAAAAAGTTTAACTGAAATTGAAATGTTTGATAACCCAGAATTGAAAAAGAAACTAAACACAGAAGTACTTTGGCGAAATGGTACATTTTTAGTTACTCCTACAAATGAAGAAGAAGTTGAAGCACTACAATCTGCTTTAGGAGAAGATGGCGATGTTTGGGATTTTGAAGACTACGAGGATATTGAACTTTATGATACGTTTGATGGCTGTGCTGAAGACTTTGTATTTTATGGTTCGTATTTTTCAGACGAAGAACAAGAAGCACTAGAAGAAGAATATGATACTTTGTTAGAGTCAGATGACTGGCAAAGTCGCTATGAATTTCTAGAAGGCAAAGGTTATGATAGTTTAGGATGTAATTGGATGATTCATGGCGGTATTATTGCGTATGAAAAAGAAAATAATGGTTGACAAAAACCTAAATAACCATTATAGTATACGTATAGGAGTTTGTAAATGAAACTAAGATATTCTGAGGCATTTTATAGTATTCAAGGCGAAGGCCGTTACGTAGGAGTACCTAGTGTATTTCTGCGTACTTTTGGATGTAACTTCCGTTGCATGAACTTTGGTTTAGGCAGAGATGAACCAATGCGTGACGAAAAGTTAGCAAATGGTATTAAGTACAATCCTGAAGTAAAGGCACTCTTGGATGACGGGGTAACTGACAAGATTAAAACTTTTGAAGAGTTACCTATTATACATTCTGGCTGTGATACATACGCAAGTATCTATCCTGAGTTTAAGAAGTTCATGAAAGATCACACAGTTGATGAAGTGGTTGATTATGTACTAAGTCTTACACCAGAAGGCAGTTGGACAATGAAAAACGGACAGGATGTCCACTTTATTTTAACAGGAGGAGAACCGCTACTTGGTTGGCAAAAATTATATATTGACCTTTTTGAACATCCACGTATGCAGGATTTGAAAAATGTTACATTTGAAACAAACACAACACAAAAGTTACACCCGGATTTCCGAGACTATCTCGCAAATCAAGACAGATTCCAAGTCACTTGGAGTTGCTCTCCGAAACTTTCCGTATCAGGAGAGCCTTGGGATACTGCTATCAAGCCTGAAATTGCTAGGTCATATTTTGATGTACCTAACACTTCAATGTATTTCAAGTTTGTCGTGGCTGAAGACATGGATGTGGACGAAGTTTCCAAAGCAGTACAAGAATACAATACGGCTGGAGTCGACGTTCCCGTTTATATCATGCCGCTCGGTGGACGATCAGAAGAATACGGACTTAACACAAGACGTGTCGCATCTCTCGCAATGGAGCGAGGCTGGCGCTATACCCCAAGACTACACGTCGACATCTTCGGCAACGCCTGGGGAACTTGATGACAGCGTTGAGAAGAGAGCAAGAGAGGCAGGACTATAATGAGTTGGTTTAATAATATTTTTAAAAGCACACCTAAAGTATCACAAGAAAAAACTACTGATGCTAAGGCAGAAGCAAATAAAAAGAAAGAACCATACATTGCTGTACTTGACACTAAAGTAGATGCAAAGAATCCACGTAACGGCTTTTTTGAACTTGACTGGAACGAACATTTTGTAAGAGAACTTCGAGTCAATGGATATCAAGGCGATACAGAGGAAGAAATTGTAGATGCTTGGTTCAAAGAACTTTGTGGTAACATTGCACAAGAACAAGGTGTTGCGTCAACCAATACACCAATGGGTGCAGGCTTTATTAATACAAAGAATATCGGCGACGGCAAATCTGAGGTAAGTTAATGCTACAAGTACTGAAAAGTACACACCCATTAACGGAGTTTACTCCCACGTGGGAGATTCCTTTCTGGCACTGTCAATATGACAATGCTGAAGGGATTAGGTTTATTCGGAACTATATAATTGATCACGAAGAAACAATTAAAAGGATTACTGATGATCCTAAAAATGACGGTGGTACAGGACTTGGTTTAGACAGTCTTACTGCCCGTTATTTAAATTATAACCTGTTTAAGATCACTAGAGAACTGCCGCACTTCCAAAAATTATATGCTTTTATTCAAAGCGAATATAAAAAGTTTATGAATGAATATCAGGCAATTACTAGAGACTGTTATTTTTTCAGTTGGGCAAACGTAGTTAGACAAGGACAAACTATTGACAAGCACGGACATGGTGCATTAAATTTCAGTTACCTAAGCGGTAATATGCACCTGGATAACTACAAAACGGAAACTATCTACTACTGTCCGCAGGACGATGAAGTTACAGTAAAGATGCCAAATATAGAAGGCGGATTAACATTTTTTCCAAGTTATGTACTACACGAAGTACCTGCTCATACAGAAGATAACAAAAGAGTAAGTTTGGCTTTTGATCTGTATGATAAGCAACATTACACCAAACTAGACGAAACAGCACTTGACTTTAACGTGAATAGGTAGTATAATATGACTATGAATTATATACTTGTGGATACAGCAAACACTTTTTTCCGTGCTAGACATGCCGTTCGTGGAGATAGCGAACTTAAAATTGGCATGGCTTTGCATACAACATTTCAAAGTATTAGAAAAGCATGGAAGGACTTCGATGGCAGTCATGTTGTATTTTGTTTAGAAGGACGTAGTTGGCGTAAGGATTTTTATGAACCTTACAAGCGTAACCGTAAAGAAACAAGAGATGCAATGACTCCTGCTCAAGAAGAAGAAGATAAAATCTTTTGGGAAACATTTGATGACTTTACATCATTTATCAAAGACAAAACAAACTGTACTGTATTACAAAACAAAGAGTTAGAAGCAGATGATTTAATTGCAGGTTGGATTGAATCACATCCTAATGATAATCACATCATTATTTCTACAGACGGTGACTTTGCACAATTAATTGCTCCTAATGTAAAGCAATACAATGGTGTGCAAAAAGTTACTATTACACATGAAGGTTACTTCGAAGAAAACGGTAAAGAAGTAATAGACAAGAAAACAAAACAACCTAAAGGTGCACCTAATCCTGAATGGTTACTATTTGAAAAATGCATGAGAGGTGATACTAGTGACAATGTTTTTTCTGCATACCCAGGCGTCAGAACAAAAGGTACAAAAAATAAAATCGGCCTTCAAGAAGCATTTGAAGATAAACATGCTAAGGGTTACAATTGGAATAACCTTATGCTACAGCGTTGGGTTGATCATTTGGGAAATGAGCACCGTGTACTAGATGATTACAATCGTAACGTAACACTTTGTGATCTTAAAGCACAACCGGATGAAATTAAAACAAAGATTGCAGAAACTATTGCAGAGTCAATTGATAATGCAAAAAACATTTCGCAAGTAGGTGTAAGATTAGTAAAGTTTTCTAGTTCATATGATCTTAATAAAATTACAGAACAAGCACAAACATTTGCAGAACCGTTGAATGCAAGATATGGAGGAATACATGCAGGCTAAACAACTAGTACCAAATAAATTTTGGATTGTACAAAACAACGGTCGTAAGATCGGAACACTGCAAAAAGATACCAACTGTTACTACTTTCTTTGTAACGGTGAGAAGGTTAAGTTTGATAATATCGAAGTTATCTATCAAACATTTGGTGAAAACTTTTTTGAAAATACAGCAAAAACAAAAACAACCACAGACAAACTATCATGGGAAGTACATAACTTTCCTACTAGCACAAAACCATTCAATCCGCTGTATGACGTAAAGAAAGGTCTTCCTTTGTTCTCAAAGAGCAAAAAGAGCAAGAGTCTTTACTGTGCTGGTTATTACGTAATCAAGTTTGACAAGGGTTGGGTAAAAAGTTTTTGTCCTAAACTAATCACGCTTCAACGCTATCAGTTTCAAGGACCTTTTACCACTGAACTAGAAATGAGGGAAACTTTAAGTCGTGTCTCGAAACAATCTTAATACAGTTGCAATAGAAAACTTTCTACAGGCAAGCAAAGTTGCTGATAAAACACAGCAGGCTAATTTAACGCTTTCTAAGAAAGAATATAAAGACCTTGCAGACGCTATAGGCATGGTAATGACTAGGTTAGTTGAACTACAGGATGTTGAACTATCTAAACCTAGACAAGAAGAAGCAATTACCATTGATATGGACGGCGGAAAACTATAATTTAATATAAATATATACGTAGTTTAAAAAAGGAATTACGTATATATGAGTAGACCTAAACCAAATGTACTATTGCGTTACACAGACAAGAACACCTATAGAAGTGAAGAAGTTCTTGATGCTGAAGCAATCTGGGCTGTGTTTTATCAAGGCAAGCCTTTCAACCTTAAAAGCAGTAATAGTATCAGTCCAACACCGGGTCCTAAATACAAAAAGACTAGTTTTTCCAACCCTGGACACGCACACAATCTTGCCAAAAAACTTAATGCAATGTTTAAAACAAAAGACTTTGCAGTTGTTAAACTCACCGAAGGCGAAATTCTTTAATGGATAAAAAAGAAGCATACACCCGTACCTTCCTTATCGCCGCTGGACAAGAAGTAACAAAAGAAGCGGTAGACAAACATCATATACTATGGTGGCAAAATATTCGCAGTAAAGGCGATAGTGGATTGCGTTTAACACAGGAAGGATTTGAATTTTGCAAAGATCAAGCAGATCTAGAAAGTTACGAAATACAGTTTCCACAAAGTATTAAATTCACACCTCAGGTATTTTTATACTTAGATCAATTTATTGATTGTCCATACTATGTTACAAGCAAACGAATTTATGTGCTAAGTGAAAAAATGGCACTAAACCTAATGATGTTTGCTGGTGATATCAAACAATACGGCTTAGCCAGAGCAATGGCTAGAGAACTAGAAGAATCCTAATCATTTTGGACAGTTTTTCTCCAAAATAATCACATATATGGTTGACATATTTGTTAACGATGCTATATTAGTATTATAGTTAGTTAAACAACAAAACGAGGTAAGATATGTCAGCACAAGCAGTAGAAGCACGTACAGTTACTCCAAATGAGGCGAAACGTGCAATTTTAAAAGCAATGGAAACAAAACGTCCAGTGTTCCTTTGGGGACCTCCGGGCATTGGTAAATCTGATATTGTAAGTCAGGTTACCGACACATTTGAAAAATCACATTTGATTGATATTCGTTTGTCATTATGGGATCCAACGGATATCAA